GCAGCGCGCGGTCTTCAAGTGGGGCCCCACCCCGATGCTGGCCGCTGGCGGCTTCGGGGCCTCCAAGACCTATGCGACCTGCCTCAAGGCGCTCTGGCTGTCCGACGTGTACCCGGGCAACCGCGGGATTATCGGGCGCCGCGTGTGGGACGAGCTGAAGAAGACGACGATGGCGACCTTCTTCAAGCTCTGCCCGCCCGAAGCATGGTCGCACGGCGGCCGTCGCGCCGACTCCGACAAGGTCCTGCGCCTGAACAACGGCAGCGAGATCCTCTGGTTGCATCTGAACCAGACCGACGTGGACATAAAGAACGTCCTGCGCGGCCTGGAGATCAACTGGTTCCTGCTCGACCAGGCGGAGGAGATCGAGGAGGAGATGTTCGACATCCTCCTCGGCCGGCTCGGCCGCTGGGAGAAGGCCCGCGTGCCGCGTTGGCAAGTGGAGTCCTACGAGTGGACCTTCGGGCGGCCCTGGCCCTGGCGCCACCCCGCGGACAACCGGCCCATCCCCCCGACCTACGCCCTGCTGACCTGCAACCCCGACACCGAGCTGCATTGGCTCTACCGCCGCTTCCACCCCGACTCGCCCGCGTGGCAGGACCGCTACCGGGCGCTCGGCTACCATATGTTCACACTCAGCTCGCTCGACAACCGCTTCCTGCCCGAGCAGAACCGCGCCGAGCTGATGCTGAAGGACGAGTCGTTCAAGCGGCGCTTCGTCTACGGCCTGTGGGGCATCCCCGAGGGGCAGATCCACGAGATCCACCCCTCGTCGATCATCCCGGGCACCCCGCAGGCGCTCCGCTTCGTCCTCGACCGCTGCCAGGGCTCCCTCTACCGCATCCTCGACCACGGCGACGCGAGCCCGACGTGCTGCCTCTGGGCCGGCAGCGACTCCGACGGCAACGTCTTTATCTACCGCGAGTACTACCAGGCCGACCGCCTCGTCTCCGACCACCGCCGCGAGGTGGCGGCCCTCTCGCTGCTCGACAAGGGCTTCGGCTCGCCCTTCGACCTCGCGGACCCCGCGATCTTCCACAAGGTCATGCAGAAGCACGGCGGGCGCTGGTCGGTGGCCGACGAGTATGCCGACTCTACCCACTTCGCGGCGGCCGACGCGATCTACTGGCGCCCCGCGGACAACAACGAGATCGCCACCCGCAACCGCATCAACGAGTACCTCCGCTTCGACGCCGCGCGCATCCACCCTTTCACCAAGGAGCGCGGCGCCGCCCGCGTCTTCTTCGTCGAGCGCGCCCCCGACTACCCCCTCGGCTGCTGGTACGCGATCCGCGAGACCCGCGGGCAGCGCCGCAAGAAGACGGGCACCGACCTCGGCAAGCCCGTCTTCTCCGACGACCGCGACCCCGGCGTTCCCGACCACGCCTACGACTGCCTGCGCTACCTGATCGGGGCGCGCCCGCCCCTGTCGAGCAGGCCCGAGACCCGCCGCCGCCCCGAGTTCTACTTCCTCGACCACAAGCAGCCTGCGCTCGCGGCGGTTGGCGCCGGCCGTGGGGTGTTGTATCCTCTTCCTCGCAGGTTCTGAGTGCCCGACGAGACCCGCCGCCGCTCCGAGGCCGCCAAGCGCGAGGTCAAGCGCTGGCATGAGAACATCAGGCTGGCCGACCGCCTCCACCAGCAGTGGGAGAAGGAGGTCCGCGCGCCCGACTGCGAGCGGGCCTACTACGGCGAGCAGTGGCCGAAGGAGTTCAAGACCGTCTCGCGCTTCTCCGACCCCTACGTCATCAACCTGTTCTTCCCCACCATCGAAGCCAAGCTGCCGTCGCTCTACTTCTACCGCCCGTCGGCCCGCGTCCTGCCCCGTCCCACGCGCGTGGACGACCCCCTCTCGGCGCTGACCGACCGCGCGCGCCTCCGCGAGGACATCCTCAACACCTACATCCACGACCCGCGGCTCAACCTGGGCTACCACGTCAACCAGGCGCTCAAGGACGCCTTCTTCCGCTTCGGCATCCTCGAATGGGGCTACTCGGCGAACTTCATCGACAACCCGGCCCTCAAGCGCCCGCGGCAGGAGCGCAGCGCCGACGAGATGTCCGACGAGGACGAGGCCGACCTGCCCGCGCGCGTGCTCGATCCCACCGACCCCGACGAGCACATCTTCCTGCGCTGGATCCCCGCCAAGACCTTCCGCGTCAGCCTGCGCTCGACCCCCCTCCTCCACGAGGCCGACTGGTGCGGCTACTACGAGTGGCACTACCTCGACGACCTCAAGCGCAACCGGGACTACTCGAACCGCGACGCCCTCAAGGTGACCGCCCGCTCCGACATGTCCGACGGCTCCCTGCGGGTGGACTACTCGGGCTCGATGGACGCCTCGGACTGGCGGAAGGGCATGACCCGGATCTGGAAGATCTGGGACCTGCGCGCCCGCGAGCGCTTCATCATCGCCGACGGGCTGGCCGACAAGTACCTCCTCAAGCCGCGCCCGTTCCTGATCCTTCCCTTCTCGGACTTCCGCTTCCACAACCGCCTGGAGGGCTACTACCCCCTCCCGCCCTGCACCAACTGGCTCTACCCGCAGCAGGAGCTGAACGAAACCCGCGAGTCGCAGCGCGTCCATCGCCGCCGCGCCTATCGCCGCTTCCAGCATCGCAAGGGCTCGGTCGATGCCGAGGAACTCTCGAAGCTGGTCAACGGCGGCGACATGACCATCATCGCCACGAACGAGGACGGAGCCATCCGCCCCATCGAGGACGCCCCCCTCGATGCCGCCGTCCACCGCAACGTCCCGCAGTCCCGCGAGGACTTCATGCAGATTAGCGGCGTGGGCGGCGAGCAGCGCCTCGTCCCCGAAGCCACCACGGCGACGCAGGCGTCGATCATCGACTCGCGCGCCAAGATCCGCGACAGCTTCTCGCGGGAGGCCGTCGGCGAGTGGCTCGCCCGCGGGTTCTCGATCCTCTTGCGTCACGTCGAGGCGTATGTGGCGCTGCCCTTCTGGGTGCAGCGCCTGACCGACCCCCTCTCGCCCGCGGCCCAGCCCGAGGCCGACGCGATCACGCAGACGTGGGCGCAGGTCAAGGCGGAGGAGCTTGGGGACCTGACCTACGACGTGGAGGTCGCCGTCGAGAGCCTCTCACCCGTCAACGAGGACATCGACCGGCAGAACTGGCTGCAGGTGCTCGGGCTCCTCCAGAACCCCTCGCTGCTGCTCGTCCTCAGCAACTCCGACTCGCTGCTACGCCGGACCCTGCGCTTCTTCAACATCAAGTCGGGCCGCGACGTGGAGGACATCCGCACCGCCATGCAGGCCGCCCTCATGGCCATCGCGTCGATGCAGCAGGCCAAGGCCGGCCCCGGGCCCGGCGCGGGCCAGGGTGCGGGGCCGGGCGGCAACGGCGTGTCGCAGGGCACCTCCCCTGGCCCCGCGCCCGGCCCCGCGAACATCCTTGCGCAGCTCGGAATGCAGGGTCTCCTGCCCACCGGCGGCTCCAGCGGCCCCTGACCTCCGATGCCTGTCGAGCTGGTCCGCGTCACCGACCCCGCGCAGGCCCCCACCGCCTCCCTGCCCCCGGCGCACGTCCACACCGGCGGGCAGTACACGATCCGCAACACCGCCTTCGCCGGCCCCTGGCTCTCGGTCGTCGAGCCGCTCGCCGACCACGAGGGGCAGGTCGTCACCCGCCTGGCCCCCGGCGAGGCGGGCGTCTTCTACTCGACCGGCGACGTGTGGCACCTCGTCTCGCGCACCGCGGCCCGCACCATCGTCTTCCGCGTCGATGGGGGCGGCTCCTCGATAGGCTCGGGCGCCGAGGACGTGCAGCGCATCCCGTTCGCGGGCGTCCTCATGCGCTACTCCATGCACGCGGACGCCGTGGGCAGCGCCGTCGTGGACGTGCAGCGCGCCCCCTGGCCCGCGACCCCCACCGCCGCCGACTCCGTCTGTCGCGGGCTCCTCCCGACCCTCTCCGGCCAGCAGACCCGCCTCGAACGCGCCGAGGTCCTGAAGTGGGACGGTACCTTTCCCCCCGAGAGCGTGCTACGCTGTGTCGTGCTGTCGGCCAGCGGCATCGGGCATCTCCGCATGCTTTTCGAGTTCGGACTCCTGTAGGGAGTCGGAGGCGACATGGCACAGTTCCTGTACGGCAAGGCCATAGCGAACATGCTCGGGGGTGAGTCCGCCGGCGATGCGTTCGCCACCGACTACCTCTCCGACACCATCCGGATGATGCTCACCACAAGTACCTACTCTCCCAACCTCGACACGCACGAGACCAAGACCGACGTGACCAACGAGGTCTCCGGCGCGGGCTACACGGCCCGCGGGGCGGCCCTCACCACCAAGACCATCACCTACACGGCCGCCAACTCGTGGGGCACGACATGGGCCGCCAGTACCGCCTACGCCGTGGGCGACGTGGTGCGCCCCACGGCCGGCAACAACCACCTCTACCGCTGCATTGTCGCGGGCACGTCCGCCGGCTCCCAGCCCACCTTCCCCACCGTCAACGGCCAGACGGTCGCCGACAACACCGTGACCTGGGCCGAGATCGGCCGCGGGATCTGCATCATCGACGCCGACAACGTGCAGTGGCCCTCCTCGACGATCACGGCGCGCTACGGTGTCATCTACCGGGACACCGGCACCGACTCGACCTCGCCGCTGCTCGCCCTGATCGACTTCGAGTCGGATAAGAGCAGCTCCTCGGGCCTGTTTGAGGTCCAGTTCAGCGTTGGGCTCATCGCCAACCTGGGGATCTGGAACCATGCGACCCCGTAACCAGCCGCCCGCTCCACCGGCGGCCGATGCGGTCGAACCCACGCACGCGGTCTACACGCGTTGCGCCAACTGTGCCGGAGACCTCGGTGTCCGCCCGCTGCCCTGGCCCCTCTCGACGAGCATCGAGGATGATCTCGCCGCCGTCAGGGAGATCTACCCGCGAGCCTCCCTGTGGTCGCGCCCGGACGACGCCCACCGCCACTTCCTGGTCCTCGACCGCTGCCCTGCGGGAGTCGAGTGCCTGTCCCCCCGCGAGCGTCGCGAGCGCGCTCGCCGGCTCATGAGCAACCTCTGATGCTGATCAAGGCGGCCGTCGAGCTGTGGCGCGCCGTCGCGCCGCCGGTCCCGCTCATGTCGGGGCCCGCCGCCGTCGAGGTGTACAAGCAGGCCCTGCGCAGGGAGTACTGTCGCCAGCGCCCCGCCTGCAACACCGCCGAGGCGCTGGATCACATGCGGCGGTTCTGGTCCCACTACGAGCAGGTCAACCGCGACTACCTGCCCGACGACCCCACCTATTCGGTCGTCCGGGACAACCTGACCCCGGTCGCCGGCAACGACTACTTCACCTTCATCACGGCCGCGTCCCGGCAGGTGCGTTTCCTCGAACTCAGCATCACCAGCGCGGGCACCGCCTCGGCCGCCGCCCGCGCCGTCTTCCAGCGCTCGACGGGTGGGACGACGGGCGGCGGCGCGCAGACCCCAGAGGAGTTCAACCAGCTCGGCCCCGCCTCGGGCGCGTTCTCGAACGTCTACACGACGTGGACCACCCAGCCCACGCTCAGCGGCAATCCTTATCTAACCTGGGGCTGGAATGCCTTCGGGGGCTCCAACGGCGTCTGGAAGGCGATGCCCGGCGAGGAGATCTACCAACAGGGCTCGTCCGAGCAGATCAGCTTCCGCAACACGGCCGGCACCGCCGTCGTGTGCGTCTACGCGATCTTCGAGGAGATGTAGGCCCGAGGCCGGCAGGCCGATCGAGGATAGCCGCGGGTGCCGTACTCTCACGCGCGTAGCAACACAGGGCTCGACAACCAGGACTACATGTCGAACCTCGTCACGGACGCGGGCGAGCGCGCCGCCGTCATGAGGTTCCGGGCTGTCAGCCAGGATGCCGTCGCGGCTGCCATCCGCTTCTCGTGGAACCGCAACACAGGCTCCACGACCCCTACCACCGACACCCCCGAGGAGCTGAACCAGCTTGGCCCCGCGTCGGTCGTAGCCGCGCGCCACAGCTACGGGGCCGACCCCACCGTCAGCGGCAACCCGCTCATCATCTTCGGCTCCTCGATCCACAACACACAGATCCGCTCGCTCAGCCGTCAGTTCACCGCCCACCCGCGCGGGCCGATCATCGTCAACCCCTCCGAACAGGGCGGTGTCAGCCAGCTCTCGTCGGCGGGCGGCTACCAGTCGAACTCGATTCACCACACCTGGGCGGAGCCGGATTACCCGCCGGCCCGCGCCAACCGCCGCCGCTCCAGCAGCCGTGCTCGCGGGTTCTGGTTCGTCGGCTGCGACGCGATGGGCTGCAATGCGGCGACCGCGCGCCCCGTGGTCCCGGTCGGCTCGACCTCGTTCGTGGCCTACACTCGGGAGGACTTCGCCACCGCGCGCAGCCGGTGGGACGGCCTGGCCGTCATCCGCAACGAGGGCGGCGGCGTCGATGTCTTCGTGCTCGCCCGGCCCGTCTGGTCGAGGTCACAGGCTGCCTCGACCCTGGCCTCGACGGGCGTCAGCTGGCCGGCGGTCCCTGTCTGGTCGCGCTCGCAGGCCGCCCAGACCCTGGGCTCGGCCGGCGCCACCCATTCCGCGCAACCCGTCTGGTCGAGGTCGCAGGCCGCCCCTGCCGCGGTCGTGTTCGGGTCGAGCGTGCCCGCCTCGCCCGTGTGGTCGAGGTCACAGGCTGCCCCGACCCTGGCCTCGACGGGCTCGACCCTGCCTGTGCAACCCGTCTGGTCTCGCTCCGAGGTCCCCGCGACCCTGGCGGGTATCGGCAGTCAGATCGCCGCGCGGCCTGTCTGGTCGCGCTCCGAAGCTGCCGCGACCCTCGTCAGGACCGACTCGCTCGTTGCCGCCCGGCCCGTCTGGTCGAGGTCACAGGCTGCCTCGACCCTGGCCTCGGGCGGGGCCACTGTGTTCGCCTCGCCCGTGTGGTCGAGGTCACAGGCTGCCTCGACCCTGGCCTCGACGGGCGCCAGCATCCTCTCGATCCCTTCGTGGTCGCGCTCGCAGGTCATGCCCCACTTCGTGAACACGCCCGGCGGCGGCGGCGTGACCGTCCTCGCGGGGTCGATCTGGTCGCGCTCACAGGCCACTGTCACCTATGGCTCTCCTAACGGAGACGGCACGACCCGCGCCGTCATCTATATCGGGTAAGGAGGCAGCGTGCCCGGTCTTACAAGGTGCGACGAGTGCAACGCCCTCCTCAAGATCGGCGACTTCCCGTTCTGCAAGGGCGATCCCGCACGCCACCAGCCCGTGGCTGTATACCACCCCTTCGTGCCCTTCTTCGACATCGGCATGGGCCGCGAGGTCACGTCGTTGGCGGACTGGAACCGCGGCATGCGCGACAATAAGCTCGAACTCCGCAGCAAGTACGACCCGCTGCCAGTCTCACAGAACGAGTCGGGCCGGCGCCTGCGCAAGTGGGAGTCGAACCTGGTGCTAAAGAACCGCCGGCCCATCGAGATCGGCGGTAAGAGGTAAAGCGATGTCAGCACTCCGCGACGCGATGGTGAAGCACAAGAAGCGCAAGACGGCCAAGGCCCGAACCAAGGTCGAGAAGGTCATGGGCGAGTACAAGCGGGGCACCTTGCACTCCGGCTCGAAGTCGGGACCGACGGTCACCTCGCGCCGGCAGGCTCTGGCCATCGCCCTCAGTCAGGCCCGCCGCGGTAGTTGACAGGCTCGGCGCGCCCTGCTACCCTCGCCGCTATGCCGGTCCCAGGTCAGGCCACGACGGATACGACGACGAGCACGGCCAGCACGGCCGCGGCGTCCGCCCGCGTCGACACGAAGACCTCCCCCTCCGCATCCCCCACGGCTCCGACGACAGGCGCAGCGGGCGCCTCGGAGTCCAAGCCCGCGTCCGAAACCTCCCCCACCCCTACCCCGTCGCTCCCCGGAGAAGACGCTACCGACGACGCCACTCGGGCCTTCTACGCCAAGCTGACCCCCGAGGACCGCAAGGTTCTCAACCGGGTCTTCACCCAGGATCGCCAGAAGCTGGCCGACGAGCGTCGTCAGTTCGAGAACGAGCGCGGCTTCATCGAAGCCTTCAAGCGCGACCCCGCAGCGGTCATCAAGCAGGTCGCGGTTCAGCACGGGCTCACCGTGGCCGACGCCAAGCAGGCAGCGGCCACCGACAAGCCCACCGACGAACTGGCGGCCCTCAAGAACCGCCTGACGGAACTCGTCGGAGAGGAGGGGGCCGACGCCCTCATTCCTCTGCTGGATCGCATCGTTGACACCCGGACTGCCCCGCTGCGCGAGGCGCAGGAGAAGGCCACGCAGGCCGTTCTCGTTCAGGAAGCGCAGGCCGCGCTCGCAGCCTTCGGCCAGAAGTTCCCCGACTACACGAAGTACGAAGCCAAGATGGCGGAGCTGTCTGGCAAGGTCCAGCTCGGAGAGGGCATGTCCGACGAGGAATATCTCACGGCCCTCTACTACCTGGCCGCCCGCGAGGAGATCATCGCCTCCGAGGCGGAGAAGATCGCGTCCGCGCGTCTGGCCAAGATGGCCGAGGGCAGCGGAGCCGCGTCCGGCGGCACGAAGCCCGGCGTCCCCGCATCGAAGGTCACAGCGACAGCCCCGAGCGTGCATCCGACGTTCGCCGAAGCGGCGGCGGCAGCGCAACGCGGGGAGCGGTGGGCGGAGTAGTCGTCATCCACTGAGGAGGCCCCCGTGGCCGAAACCGCTCTTTCGCTCAGCTACGGTCCCCTGCTGAGCACGACCCTGTTCAACTATCGCCGGACGCTGATGGACAACATCAGCACATCGAACGTGATCTTCTACAAGATCAAGCAGTCCGACGCCTACAAGGTCATCACCGATGGACTCGGCGAGCGCTGCCAGATCCCGCTCATGTACGGGCTGGGCTCCGCCGATGTCTATCATGGCTACGACGAGCTGGACATGGTGCCCACCGAGGGCATCACCTCGGCGTTCTTCGACTGGGCGCAGTTCGCGGCGCCCATCATGATCTCCCGGCGCGAGGAGCGCATGAACAGCGGCGAGGCCCGCATCCTCTCGCTGCTGGAGTCGAAGGTGAAGCAGGCCGAGATCACCATTCAGGAGAAGTTCGCCAAGGCGTTCATCCAAGGCAACGGCATCAACGTCGCCAGCCAGATCACGACGCCCTACACCTCGACGGCCAACGGCCGGATCTTCATCGACCCCCTGCCCAAGCTGGTGGACTACACCCCCGCGACCGGCGTCGTGGGCAGCATCGACCCCGCGGTCGAGGCGTGGTGGAGGAACCAGTCGCGGGCCTTCACGGCCGACACCACCTACGCGCTCTTCCTGCGCGGGCTCGACCGCCTGCGCAACAACTGCTCGAAGGGGCCCGGCGGGCCGCCGAACCTCTTCTTGACCGACCAGTCGGTCTTCGAGCTGTACGTCAGCGCCCTCCGCTCGCAGAACCGCTTCGTGGAGTACAACAAGGCCGACATCCCGTTCGAGAACGTCGCCTTCTACGGCATGCCGCTGGTCTGGGACGAGTTCATGATCGACGCGGCCGGCGACACCGTCACGCAGTCCGCCGGCAGCGGGACCATCTACATGCTCAACACCCGGTTCTTCCACATGTACGCGGACGGCGAGACCAACTGGACCAACTCGGAGTTCAAGGAACCCGTCAACCAGGACGCCAAGGTGTCGTTCATCAAGTGGATGGGCAGCGCCGGGGTCTCCAACCGCCGCAAGCTCGGGGTCGGTGGCGACATCGACACCACCATCGCCGCGTAAGGGAGGAGCACCATGCCCTCTGTTGTATCCCCCAGCCACAAGCACCTCGGCATTGATGTCGAGCGCGTCTCCGCTGTCGCGGAGCACAACCTCGGCCTGGAGGTCTCGTGCACCGACGGCACCACCCGGCGCTACTACCGGGCGGGAGCCGCCATCGCCGCGGGCGATGCGCTCATCACGGACACCGCCGAGGGCCCCAACGACGTGCAGCCCTCGGCGGCGGCCGACACGCCCATCGTGGGCGTCTGGCCGTCGGCCTACCCGGCCATCGCCGACAACTCGTATTTCTGGGCCGTCGTCAAGGGCCTGGTCAGCGTCAAGGCCGCCGCTACCGTCGTCGCGGGCGCACCCGCGGTCCCCATCGCCACGGCCGGCACCCTGGACGACACCGCCGCCACCGCTGCCAACGCCCTGGCCGCCGCCAGCGGCGCCGGGGCGGTCTTCATGACCACCACCGCGAGCGGGTTCGCCACCGTGCGCCTCACGTAACGTCTCCCTGAGCGGGGCGGGGCCAATCCCACCTCCCACATCCTCTTGGCCCCGCCCCGAGTTTGCTCTGGAGGGTGACTTGCTCGTCAAGCGCGACACCATCGGCGAGGCTGAACAGGCATTCGTTGTCTATCGCTCCCGCGCCGCAGCCCCCATCGCGGTCGGGGCGCCCGTCGTCCACGAGACAGCCCTCACCGACACCAGCGGTACCGGCGTCACCCTGCCGGCCACAGCGACGCTCCGCCTCGCGGCGGGCATCGTCGAGAACCATGGATCCCCGCTGGCGGCCAACGCCTGGGGCCGGGTGCAGGTGGCCGGGCCGTGCTCCCTCGCCCGCGTGCAGAACGAC